TTTGTCAAGTCTTTTATTCGTCTTGCTCCAACATATGTGCATGTTGATCTGATGCCCCCCAATATAGAATGCACAGTAGTTCCAATACTTCCTCTGTAGGGAACAATGACTTCTTTACCTTCTGCGGCTCTGTAGTTTTTAAGTCCACCGAAATGTTTTTCATTTGCAGTCTCCGAGCTCATACCGTAGAACTTAACTCCTACTGGTATTGGATTATCATCTTCCAATATATATTCTCCCCCACCTTCATCATGTCCTGAGAGCATTCCACCGAGCATGACGAAATCTGCACCGCCTCCAAGAGCCTTTGCAATATCTCCTGAGTTTGTGCAACCACCGTCAGCGATGATATGACCACCCAAACCATGAGCAGCATCAGCACACTCAATAACAGACGATAACTGAGGATACCCAACACCAGTTTGAATACGAGTAGTACACACACTGCCAGGCCCAATACCACACTTAACGATATCTGCTCCATTTAATATTAACTCCTGTGTCATATCACCAGTAACTACATTGCCTGCTATGATAACAAGTTCTGGATGATTCAATCTTAGTTGGTAAATAAAGTTACTAAACATTTCAGTATAGCCATTTGCAACATCTACACAGAGATACTTAATCGCTCCATCAGTCATTTCATATACATGTCTAAACTTCTTCAAATCTTCATCAGATGTACCAATAGACATAGCAACATTCTGTCTACGATCATATGCAAGGTCATCTTCTAGACAATGAAAGAATGCAACAAGTTCAGCAAATGTATAAGTCTTTACCAGACATGTAAATATGTTGTGTTTTGCAAGTTCATCTGCAACTTCAAATGTACCTACACCATCCATGTTTGATGCCATGATAGGGATACCAATATATTCCTTTGGTAATCCCTTACTATCTTTTGCATTTCTAAATTTTGTACTACGAAACAAATCTACCTCTTTACGAGATTTGAGTGTTGAACGCTTTGGGCGTATCAACACATTAGAAAAGTCTAGTTTAAAATCTTCTTCGATTTGCATTAGCTTACAAGTCCTTGTAATCCTTTTTGTGGAATCGCTAGTCCACTCGTTTGCGAAACCCATCCATTTGCAATTTCAGTAGCTGTTTCAATCACAAACAAGACTCCGTTTTTTGCAAACTGAACATTACTCTTTGGTTCTTGGCCGGTCATGCAAATTCCATTTACAAGTCCAACTCCCTTTTCTGTTACTTGAACAAGTCTTGGTTTATAGATGGTATAATTTACCATATCATCTACTACATATTTCCCAACGACTTCCATGCCGTTAGAAAAAACTAATGTTATAATATCATTTTCTTTCATTTTATTCCTCTTTAGTTCCATCGGAAGTTAGTGTATCAAGATATTCAATCTTCCAATTAATACCTAGTTTATCAAAAATCAACTTGAACTCTGGTCTGTGAGCTGGAAGTTTTTTGTCAAACCAGTTAGCCTCATAGTCAACATTATCTGGTGATGGATGGTGAATATACAGAATAAAGTTTTTCTTCTTTGGGTAATTCAGTAATACACGAGCAATAATTTTATTCCAATCAAACTTACCAGAAGTCATTGCCATAGTGAATGTGTTCTTATCTCTATGTTCGTCAAGTTTTGCTTCAAGTTGTTGTGACCAATCATCTGAACTCCAATCAATCCAGACTTTACCCATAATAAGTGTTTCTTGTTTCAACATCTCTTTTTTGGTAGTCTTTATGAGTCCAGTAATTTGAGGACTAGTCATGTAGAATCTATTTTTTAACCAAGCCTTATTGACAACAGAATCTATAGGGATTTCCTTAATGAAGTAACGACTAAGAAGTTGTTTCTTCAAATCATTATCTTCAGTTGGTTTTCTAAAGTTTTTCTGTCTTGGATTAAGCATCAATCCTAAACCTTCAAGATCAGTTTGATCAAACTTTTCCCAAATAGATTTTGGAATAATCATGGTTGGAACTTCAGCTGTTTTACCCATTTTAGATTTAGAGATACCTTTCCTTGTATGATTACCATTAATTACACGATGGTTTCCAACACCATCATAATCCTCTAATACATGACAAAGATAATTCTCTTTAATGTAATTCTCATCACCCCAATTATCATTAACCTTATCTGTAATATTCTTTACATGTTTTATATCATCTTCAAGTCGTACTTGAATTCTCTTGTAACTCATCAAAGTTGTAATCAAAACATTTTGTATACAATAACTCAGATCACCATTTAAGATTGAATCATAAAGATCCTCAATAGATGAAAAAGAAGCAATTGCATGGATACCACCACCATTACTCTTATTATAATAATCTGAATTATCTTTCGCATTCACTTCAACTAGCATTTCACGCTCCTTTGTTGCCATATCAATATTGTAACCATAGTCTAAAATCTCATATATTATCTTTGAAGCTTTCGATAAATCTCTTGCAAAGATAGGACACTCACTAGAAAAGAAGTATGTACCATCATAAGGTTTACTTCTATAACCAACGTATATTTTATTAGTGTCTACAACTTTTATTTTATACAAATACCCTTCATAATTTTCTGGTGGATTTGGAATAATTAGCTCTATTCTATCACTATTTTCTATCACTGTCAACCTCTTTTTGCCAAACATTTCCAGGCATCTTACCGTTTGACCAAGTAATGTGTCCTATATTTTTCATACCAACCTTTTCATAGAATCTATTTGCTGGTTTGTTTTCAGAACGAACTGTAAGATAAACATCTGTTCCTACATGGTTAAAATATTCTTTGATAACCTTTTCGGCATTACCACTTCCTTTAACCGAATTTACAATTTGATGAATCATATGAGAACCAGCCTCAACACGAACATCTGTATCTTTACCAATCTTTCTTGTCTGTTGATAAACCTGTTGTGTTATCAAAACACCATCTTGAAGAATAACCTGACCCCAGCTTAATCTATTCTTTACATGAATACTTCTCACATGAGGAAACCATTCTTTATTATTATTAAATATTTTCCAGACTTCATCAAAGTCATTTATCGTAGCGTAATTCAAAAGAAAGCCTCCAGTGTATTTACTCTAATGTGCTTGAACAAATCAACTGAAGTGTCTTTACCAAAACACCAAACATTCTCCATGTAAAGTTTGTTCATAAACTCATCCATTGCATCTTTATCAAAGTTACCTTCTTCATCTTTGAATACAGATGCACCTTGTGGGCGTTGCATAATTCTCATACCAATCTGTCCTAAGAAGTTAGGACGAAGCATATCTACAAGTTCATCACCAGAACGATATCTTTTACCATGCACTTTTGGGTCAAGAATATTCACAAGTAGTACACCTTTATCACTCAAAGAGTCAAAACTGTTTTGTGCAACTGGTAGATAAAAATCATCTCTCCAAGCTTCATATTCATTGAACTTTGCCCAAGATTGTAGTTCTTCTTTATCTCCACCCTCATTGTATCTTTCAGTAGAGAAATATGGTGGTGAAGTAAATGCACAATCAACATTATTAATCTTATCCCAAGGCAAATCTTCTGCACCACAATTGTAAATTTGAACAGTCTTTTTACCACGACTTCTATCGTAAATCTGGTCATAGAACTCAATCATTTTGTGATATCGTTCAAACGTATTTGGATTAGGATCACAACCAATATAGTGTGTTGCGTTTGATGAATAAAATGCAGTCAGTCTATCACCCCAACCCATAGATGTGTCTAGTATAGTTTTTGCATCAGACATTTCATAGATTGTTTTCGCAACAATAGGTTTGAACTGCGTTGCAATATAAGTTCCAAGACGAAATGCCATAGTGTATGTTTTTGGTGATAATTCTTTTGCATCATTGACACCTCTCCAAATAGGCCCAAATGCACCCCAAATATTATCACCATCTTCCCATCTGGTTACTGGTGCTTTGAACCCATAAGAACCACAACGCATACGCAAATCATTCATAAATGAATCTGCACAATAACTGAAACTAGATGGGCCGTCAATAAAACCTAGTCCATATTCTTTGTATGAATATTTGTAGTCATCATACTTTTCAACAACTTCTTTTGTTGGAATAGAAATATAATCTGTGAACTTTGCTTTTTCTAACTTACGAAAATTTTCTATAATCTTTTGTTGTTCAAATTCTTTTAGTGGATATGGTGGTTTCTCTCTTGTGATGTATTCAGAAAGAGTAGAACGAAAAAGTTCCTTACCATACTTTTCTGTGGTAGAAATAAACAAAGACTTATTCATAACTGGCAGTCCATTTTTATCTGCACAGTTTCTTAATAGTTCATATAGTTCTTCATTTATTTCTGTTTTACTCATGTAAAAAAGTCCTCAAGTGTCATTTGTGTTCCATAGGAACGGTCAATATTCCAACCGATTTGGTTCATAATAAAAGTCAAAGGTTCTACGAATGCTTTCTCGAACTGCTTATCATAGTCCAAATAGTGATGAATGTCAAGTTCTTTTGGAAGTTTAGTAAAGAATGAAATCACATTTGATTGCATTCGATTGGGTGTTCTCATATTAAGAAACTTAATCTTATCACCCTCTTGAATTAGAGGATACTTGTTTGTTAGTTTCTGTTGTCTACAAAAGTGATTGTATAACAATGCACCTTTACAATGCATAGGAGCACCTTTAGAAAATATATTTGCACCGTCACTCCATTTACCAAGTCCATTAACGGAACGAGGAAATGCAATCTCTTCTGGTGACAGATTCATAAACTCTTCACGAAACTCTTGGATAAAGTCGTTTACATCTTTTTCTGTACCTTGCATGATAATCTTTAGACATTCTTTAATCTTCTCACGACAAGGTGCTGGTGTAGATGATTTGACAGCCTCAATTCCCATAATCTTGAGTTGTGGTTCTTGATATCGAACACCTTCAACATCCCATGCATTAAGAATGTAACGCTTCTTTGCAGTCCAGATACCTTTGTCTGCAATCACCTCACGTTTCATCTGCATCTTTTGATCGTATGCGTTTAGGTATGTAGCAAGAGCCTGATAACTCTTATCAATAAAAGGTTCGATTTTCTCCTTAGCCACTGTGTCGAGGAAGTCCACGGCCCTCCCACGATATGAATCCTCCGATTCGTCTGTTCTCTTTTCAAGCACACTATCAACCAACCTGTCAAAAGTAATATATACCGAGTCTGTATCCGATGCAATAACATAATCAACTCCATTTGTGTTTAATATTTTGTTTAGGTAAAGATTTAGAGATTTCTCAATCCACCTAATAGATAGTTGTCCAGAGGTGGTAATACCTTCTGCAATACGCAAGTCATAGTAACGAAACCATTCATTACCAATTGCACCATAGGCAGAGTTTAGAGAAATCTTACGAGCCATTTGAATGTTCTGAAACTTAGATACATCCTTGAGAAACTTAGGATCTTTGGTATCTTCATATTGTTGTTTCGCCTTCAACATCTTTTTCTTGTAGATGGTTCTATCATCATACTGTGACTGCATCATCTCTGGCAAAAACCCTTGGTACTTTTTGTGGAACATAGCACCATTTGGAGTGAAAGCAATATCAGTTGGAATATTTGATTTGTCTACATTTTGAGAGAGTAGTGCGTCAACAGGTGTATCACCAAAGTCAAGTTTTCCATTCAACAAAGTCTCTGGTGATAAGTTGTATTGCATAATCAAGTGTGGATATAGAGAGTTCAAATCAAAAGATAGAACCCACTTGTGTTGTCCAACTTGAGGCTCTTTGACATATGCACCAACATACTTTTCTGATTTTAATACACCACGTTTCTGTGGTATTGCAATCTTCTTGTTTCTAAGATGATTATAAATCATAACATCCCAATACTTAACTGACGTAAATGAATCAGATATATTAACCTTAGCTTCATATGTCATAGTCAATATCAAGTCAATAAGTTTCATCTTGTCATCAAGTCTATCGACAAGTTCAACGTCTTGAATATTGTAATCTAGGAATGATTGATAGTCTTTTGTATACCAATCACGAAATGTTTCGTATGGGTTTTCATCTTTACGTTCACCAAGTTCTACAAACGCAATATGGTCAAGTCGATATGACTCTTGTGCAGAATAAGTAAACTTACGATAGAGTTGAAGATAGTCAACTTCCTCAACACCCATGATATCATAAATCTGATCTTTCTTACCAAAGTTAGAGCCAACCATACGAGAGTTGACTACACCCCAAGGTGACAGACGTTTCATTACATCTTCACCAAGAACAGATTTAATACGATTACAAATATATGGAATATCAAAGAACTCTGTGTTCCAACCAGTGATAACATCTGGATAATCAGATTCCCACCACGATACGAACTGAATCAAAAGTTCACGTTCATTCTGACACTTGATATATTGAACATCTTCTCTATCATTATGATAGTCATGTAATCCCCAAACCTTAATACGTCCTGTATCATGGTTTTTGATTGTAATTGATAACATAGGCTCAAGTGCTTGTTGAGCATGGGGAAATCCATTCTCGCACTCAACCTCAATATCAATTGTAACAATACGCATCTGCGAACTGTCAAACTCAATTTGTTTGGGATATTTGTCTGCAATGTATGTGTAAGGAAAGTTAGTCAACCCATACACTAGGTGGGGTTGACTTTCGTATCTTTCTACGAATTCTTTTGCTTCTTTGATTGTAAGGAACTTCATAGGATTGACATTCTTGCCATCCAGTGTAGTCCATCCAGTTTCTTTTTGAACTGGTACGAAAAGAGTGGGTTCGTACTTTACTTTAAAGTTTGAACGAACACCATTCTCAACGGCACGAACAAGTAATTGATTACCCCATTGGGCAACATGTGTGTAAAATCTCATAATGTAAATATACCACTATTGGGGGGTTTTGTCAAGAGAAAAGAGGCATTTGATCTTCGTTACTAAAATACTTATCTAACATTTCTAGTCTATCATTTGCAGTTGCAAGTTTATCTAACTCTGCCATAACTGCTTCAGTAATATCTGAATGTTCACCTATACCAGCAGGCATTGTCTGGTATACTTTAATGTTCGCAATGTGGACTGCAACCTGTCCTTCTGCTTGTTTCCTTGCAGCTTGAAGTAGTGCTTCTCCAACCTTCATTATCATTCTCCTTGTTTTGTTGTCAAGATAAATTTCTTCTGAGGGTCTACCATAACATTCATTGATGTCATAGCAAACCTATTCAAAAGAACATCAGTTCCCATTTCACTTCTATCATCAAGGCCAAACATGAACTGATAACTGTGACCCATGAATTCTACATCTAACTGAACAACAGGCCTATCGTCAAGACCAGCACCTGTTTTTGCCTTGTATTCTTTTACAAGGTCGGTAGTAATAGTTTTACCGTTTAGTGTGAATGTAATCTTCTTATTGTTTATCTTTATACCTTCAGCATGTAATACTGACAAGGCACTGTTGCCTGTATCAAACTTAGTTTCAATTTCACCAAATGATTTTATATCAACCATCTCATGGAAACCACATCTGACAGGAACAGAATATCTCTTATCTATATCTCTGTAGTGTTCTAAAACTTTTTTTGCAATATTTAAACCAGAGTTAGCTTCTTCAATACCATCTGTGCCTGGTGAGCTGTTTACTTCTAGAAAATATGGTTGTCCTTTATATGGAATAAAGTCAACTGCAACAAAATCACCATCAACTGCTTTTGCAGCAATTAAACATTGACGTATTTCTTCTGGTGATAGTTCATACGATTGTACATTACCACCTTGTGTATAGTTACTTCTAAAATCACCTTCAACAACTTCTCTTTTCATTGTTCCAATAATTTCTGAACCAGCAATAACTACACGAACATCAAAATCCGTTTTGATATATTCTTGAATAAGAATATCTGTGTCTGGATCTTGTTTGTAAACTAATTGTACTAGGGAATCTAATGCACGTTTTGATTCAACAAATAGAACACCGACACCGCCTGCACCCCTAAGTGTTTTAAGGATGATAGGAAACTTTGTATCCAGTTCTTCTAGTGCAGTATCTATATCATCTTCTGTAGGAACTAATACAGTCTTTGGTTGGTTCAATCTAAAATCTTTTAAACGAACATAACTACGATACTTGTCAGCACAAATACTAATGGTAGTTCTACTATTAATACAAGTACAACCAATTCTTTCCAATTCAGAAATTAAGTCGAGATGACTATCTCTTGTTGGTGTTCCTCTAACAAACACAACTGTATTCTTGGAACTAATTTCCATACTGTTGTCTTTATTTTTTAGGGAATACTTACCATCATCAAAAGTCAGTGATGCACCTTTGAAGTCTGATAATAAAACTTCCATACCCATTCTCTGAGCCTGTTTCTCAAACTTTTTTGCAGTGATAGATTTATCACCATGTTCAACTGTGAGAATAACTACCTTGTAGTTTTCTTCATTTTTTTCTTCTGTAATAAAATCTGAGAACGACTGTGCCAAACTAAGCTTCTCTCTTTTTTCCAATGTTGTATTTTGTTTCCAAAACCCACTCATCTTTTTCTTTGAAGGCAATCACTTTAATTTGTGACAAAGGAGCCTTTGGATCTGCATCCCCAACGATTTCTACCAATCCCCAATCACCAAGTAATCCAGCAATAGAGTTACGTCTTGATACATCATTTTCGTTTAGGTTTGTATCCTTACCATCAAGAGCAAAGAGTTCCTTAAAATGGACAATGTAATATTTGCCTTGTTTATGTAATATCTCTCTTTCTTCTTCCCAGATCGGAAGAGAACTCTTTT